CAGTTGCTGCTAAGACAGCAATCACAGGCACAGACTACATGAAGTCTGCTGCAATCCGTCAGGCTGTTACAAAGATGCGTGCTAAGGGTGTACTCGGTAAGGGTGGCGACATGTATGTTTCATACATTCACCCAGAAGTTTCTGCTGACCTCCGCACAGAGACAGGTAACAACGTATGGCGCACACCACACGAGTACCAACTTGCTGCACCACTCTTTGGTGGAGAAATTGGTTCATGGGAAGGTGTCCGTTTCATCGAGACAGCAAACATGACAAACACAAAGTCAGGTGCAGGCACAGGCGCAGCACAGACTCGTGTATTCAATACATACGTACTCGGCGCACAGGCTCTTGCAGAAGCAGTCTGGAAGGAGCCAGGTATGGAAATCGGTAAGATTCAGGACCGCTTCAACCGTTTCAATCCAGTCGGATGGTACGGCGTTCTTAACTGGGCTCTCTACCGCACACCAGCATTGGTGCGCATTGAGACTTCAGCATCAGGAAGCAACGTTTAATCTTAATTGATTGACTGGGAGGCTAGGTTTCCCTAGCCTCTTGGTAAGTTCGTTAGGAGAACTAATGCCAACATATAAATTCACTACACCAGTGATTATGGAAAACCCTGGCGGGGAATACCATCCATTGTTCTCACGAATTGAAATTCCAGTAGGGATTACAGTTCTAAAGATTGATGGTGAGTATATTGAAACTCGCTATCCATCTGCCGAGGAATACGACGGGGCAGATATTCGCTACTTAGGTGGCATCACATACACGGTGGACGCAACAGAAAAGGCAGCACTTGAGGCTGCGGGGTATGAGGTAGAAACAATTGTCTAATTGCAGTCATATTAGTAGAGTCAAAGAGTGGGGCTTTACAGCAGAGCATAACTTCAAAGCAATCCTTTGGGATTGCGTTTTATGTGGAGAAATATCTGATGTGGGTTGGCTTGGTCTAGATGACAATGAAGCAATTGACCATACAGCATGTGATGAAGATTGTTTTGGATGTAAGGCTAGAGGACTACAACTTAATACAGGTGATGCATCATCTAAAAAAATCATGAGCAACAAGAAGTGGAATGGCGAACTAGATGCCTACCGCGCAGCACGTGCGCAGGGTATTCAGCCTAACGGAACTTCTATGGCTCAGGTACAGGCTGCAGTAAATGCATCTGAGGTTATGGGCAAAGCCTATGACGCTGACACCATGTCAACGCCAGCAGCAGTAATTACAAAAGAAGCAGTTAAATCACTAGGCCCAGTAGGAGAACTCTAATGGCAATGAAGAAGACATCATATCTTGGCAATGTGGCCAAGGAAGTTAAGCAGACAGCAAAGAGCGCAAGCAATGCTGTTGATAAGTATTTGAATGGTAACCGACCACTTCCTAAAGGAATCAAGATTGGTCCATCAAATGTTAAGAAGGAGGTAGGACAACTTGCTGGTGCAGTGCTTCAAGGCCGTCGTTATAGCGACAAGACTGGAAAGCAGATTGTTGCCAAAAAGTCTGTAGCATCAAAGAAAACTGCTCCTTCACGTAAGGCTACACAAGCAAAAACAGTTACTGTTAAGCCAGCACGCAAGTTGAAGAAGGGTATGTAATGTCAGTAAAGAGCGAGAAGTATTCATCTAAGAAGGCTATGAAGAAGCACGAAAAGTCTGAAGGTAAGTCAGAGCAAATGATGGAATACGGCAAGATGAAGCATCCAGGATTTGCTGCAGTACAAAAGAAAATTGCAAAGAAGCAGGGTGTTTCTGCTAAGGCTGCAGGAGCAATCCTTGCATCTGGTGCACGTAAGGCATCTAAGAAGGCAGTTGCTGCAAATCCACGCTTGAAGCGTGTTACTGGTGTAAAGAAGGGTAAGTAATTATGTGCGTCAAATGTGGATGTGGCAAGAAAAAAGGACAGCCTGGATACGGCAAAGGCAAGCCATCAGGTAAGAAGAAGTAAATGGCATACACCAAGGCAAGTGCCCGTGAACGACTGAAGAACCAGATTATGGCTGGCTCAAAGGGTGGCAAGCCTGGTCAGTGGTCTGCTCGTAAAGCGCAGTTACTAGCCCAAGCCTACAAGAAGGCAGGCGGTGGCTACACAGGTAGCAAGACTAAGGCTCAATCTTCTCTGTCTAAGTGGACCAAAGAAGATTGGGGCACAAAGTCAGGTAAGCCTAGCACACAGAGGCCAAAGGCCACTGGTGAGCGATACCTGCCTAAGAAGGCTAGAGAGGCTCTATCAGCCTCTGAGTACGCTAAAACGACTGCTGCAAAGCGGGCTGGTACTGCCAAAGGCAAGCAATTTGTAAAACAACCTAAATCTATAGCAAAGAAGACGGCGAGATTCAGATGAAGAAGAAAGACTCACGGCTAGCAAGGGCAGGAGTATCAGGTTTTAACAAGCCTAAGCGTACACCTAACCACCCTAAAAAGAGCCACATAGTTGTAGCCAAAGAAGGCTCAACAATCAAAACTATTCGCTTTGGTCAGCAAGGCGTATCAGGCTCTCCCAAAAAGGCTGGTGAGTCAGCAGCATATGCCGCACGCCGTAAGTCATTTAAGGCACGTCATGCTAAAAACATTGCTAAAGGCAAACTAAGCGCAGCATACTGGGCAGATAAGGTGAAGTGGTAATGGCATCAACGCTAGATGAAATAACTAATGAAGTGATTATGAGTCTTGCTGGCTATACACTTCAGCAAGACAAGACTACTCACCTTACTTCTGATATTACTACAACTGTATCTACACTTGCCGTGCCAACTGTGTTTAAGTTAAATGCAGACCAGGCTGGCGCAGGTATTGTAGAGATTGGTGACGAACTTATCTGGGTAGATGAGTATGACCGCATCTCACGTAACGCAACAGTTCCGCCATACGGCCGTGGCTTTATGGGCACAACTGCAACTACACATGCTGCAGGTGAGCGAGTAGTCATTACTCCTACATTTCCACGTGTATCAGTTAAGCGTGCAATTCAAGATACTATTCGAGCCATTGGCTCGTCTATCTTTGCAGCAAAGAACACATCATTTACATACAACTCAGTTGTAGATACATATGCATTTACTGGTCTTAACATTCAGAATATCTTGCGCATGTCTTGGCAAGATGTCGGACCTAATAAGCGCTGGAATCCAATTGTCAAGTGGACATGGGATTCATTTCCAGATACAACAACTTGGGGTGCAGGAGCACAGACAGTAACAATCAATGACCGTCGCATTCAGACGGGTCGTAAGGTAAATGTTACTTATGCAACAGCACCAACAACACTTAGCACTACATCAACTGAATCATTTGCGGCACAGACGGGACTGCCTGAATCGCTTCGTGATGTAGTTGTTCTTGGAGCAGCGTATCGCTTGCTCTCATTCCTAGACCCTGCTCGCAATACGCTTTCTAGCCCACAGGCAGATGAGATTGATTCAAAGCGTGCAACAGGTTCTGGCAATGCTGCAACTCGTGCGCTATATCAACTTTATGTCACACGCTTGGCTGAAGAAGTTCAGGCACAGCAGCAACAGTATCCCCCACGTATTCACTACACCCGATAGGAACCGTCAATGCCAGTCAGAAAATATTCGTCCCGTTCACAGCAAACAACTTTGTCTGCTGCCCTCTCATCATCAGCGACATCTGCAACAGTTGTTTCAGCAACGGCGCTCTTGGGTGGAGCGACAGTTACATCTGGTCAAACATATACAGTTGTAATTGACCCAGATACAGCACTTGAAGAAATTGTAGATGTTACTGCCATTTCTGGCACAACACTCACAATTGTTCGTGGTATTGATGGTTCATCTGGTCAGGCTCACTCTGCTGGTGCTGTAGTAAAGCACCGTGGTATTGGTCGTGACTTTACAGAAGCCAATGAGCATATTAATAATACAACCCTTGCTCATGGTCTTACAATTGCAGATGTAGTTACAACTACAAATACTAAGACTCTTACTAATAAGACTTTTACTTCGCCAGTTGTTAATGGTGGAACCATTACTGGCGCAGCAGTTACTGGATTATCTGCTCCATCTGCTGGTTCTGATGCCACAACTAAAACTTATGTAGACGGCATCCTTGGTTCAGCAACATCAGCAGCCACAAGCGCTACCGCTGCAGCAGCAAGTGCTAACGCTGCATCTATATCTGCTGGCAATGCATCTGGAAGTGCTACAGCAGCCGCTGGAAGCGCTTCCTCGGCCTCTACAAGTGCGGGAACAGCAACAACACAGGCCGCAAATGCTCTTGCCTCTGCAAACGCAGCAGCAGGTTCTGCATCTGCAGCATCTAGTTCAGCAGGAACTGCCACTACTGCTAATACAAATGCTCAGTTGGCTTCAACAAATGCTACTAACAAGGCTGCTGATGCAGCCGCGTCTGCTAACGCTGCAGCCACATCAGAGATTAATGCAGCCAATAGCGCTACTAGTGCTGCAGGTTCAGCATCCAGCGCATCTGGTTATCTTGCATCAGTTACAGGATTGACTGGTTCTGGTCTTGTGCGTGATATGGGTGATATTACAGAAGCAGATACAACTACATCTACTTATGTAAGCGTAGCAACTCTTACTACTCAAGCACAGACTGCAGCAACTAATGCTAATACAAGTGCAACTAGTGCTCAGACACAGGCAAGCAATGCAGCATCTAGCGCAACAAGCGCTGGAACAAGCGCTACTAATGCTGCCAACTCTGCTACAGCGGCAGCAACTTCTGCAACTAATGCAGCA